CTGTTAATGCTGATATTACTGCTGGTAGATTTACAGTAGAACTAGAGTATTCAGTATACTAATATAAATAACTTTATGTGGAGCGGGGGCTTTGCCCCCTCTCTCTAACGGAGGAAAAACAAAATGGCAGACGCAGTAACAAGTCAAACTTTATCAGACGGCGACAAAACCGCTGTTATAAAATTAACAAACATTTCTGATGGAACTGGAGAATCATCTGTTCAAAAAATAGATGCTTCAGGTTTAACAACTAACCAAGCAGGGGATTCTTGCACAAGAGTTTCTATACAACAAATCTGGTATGATATTGGAGGAATGAGAGTAGCTTTAGAATGGGCTGCTTCTTCTAATGTTGTAGCAGCAGTTTTAGGTGGAAGTGCAGCAGCAGGTAATGTTCAAGGTCATATGGATTTCAGATCTTTTGGTGGAATTAAAAACACAGAAGCATCTGGTGTTGATGGCGATATTGATTTAACAACACATGGTCATACCGCTCATGATCATTACACGATTATTTTAGAGCTAAAGAAAAAATACGCATAGGGGTAGTTAATGGCAACTTCTAGTACAACTACTTTTGAAAGTACGTTCTATATCGATGAGATATTTGAAGAAGCGTATGAAAGAATTGGTCTTAGAGATATTACAGGTTTTCACCTAACTTCAGCTAGACGTTCTTTAAACATAATGCTTCAAGAATGGGCTAATAGAGGCTTACATTATTGGGAAGTTGCAGAAACCAATATAGATTTAATTGAAGGACAAGCAGAATACACTTTCTATAGGGCAAGTGGTGATGGAACTAGTTCAGTAACTGTTGCACCTTCTGGTGTATATGGTGTTGAAGATGTTCTAGAAGCTACTTATAGAACAGGTAGAACAGCTACTTCTCAAACAGATTCTGCGATGACTAAAATTAATAGGTCAACTTATTCTGCTATTTCTAATAAATTATCTAAAGGAACACCTAATCAATATTTTGTACAAAGGTTTATTGATAAAACTACAGTTACTTTTTACCCAACACCTGATTCTACTGCAGCATCAAAAGATGCTCATATTTATTATGTAAAAAGAATTCAAGATGCAGGTAAATTTACAAACACTGTTGATTTACCATACAGATTTATTCCTTGTATGGTTTCTGGCTTATCCTTTTATTTAGCACAAAAATATAAACCAGAGTTAGTTCAACCTATGAAGTTATTATATGAAGATGAATTTAATCGTGCATTGGTTGAAGATGGTTCTTCATCTAGTACATATATAACTCCACAAACTTATTATCCGGGGACATAGATGCCAAAATTTGCAACAGGAAAATACGCTAAAGCAATATCAGACAGAAGTGGAATGTCATTTCCATATAATGAAATGGTTTTTGAATGGAATGGTTCTTTCGTACATAAGTCAGAATTTGAAGCTAAAGCTCCACAGGTCCAACCAGGACCACATCCTGCTGATGGAATAGCTTTACAAAATGTTAGAACAAGTAGAACAGAAACAGCAGTTCCTAATTTATTAGAACGTAATGCTTTTAAAACAGGTTCATCTAGTTCAAGTACAATTACAGTTACAGAAAGAAGTCATGGAAGATCTTCTAGTGATACAGTTAGATTTAGGGATGTAGACAGCTTTGATGGAATAACAAAATCTAATTTAGAAAATTCATCTGGATACTCTATAACAAAAGTTGATGACGATACGTATACTTTTAGTGTATCTTCAGATACTGCAACAACAGGTAGTACAAAAGGAGGAGGAGGCAGAGCTTCAGCGGGCCCTGCTTCAATAACTAATTAATATGGCACTTACTTTAGCACAATTAAGAACAGCAATTAGAAACTATACAGAGGTTAGTGATACAGTATTAACTGATTCAATTGTTAATGATATTGTAAAAAATGCAGAGAATAGAATTTTTAGAACAGTAGATTCTGATGATACTAAGTTTTATGCAACATCAGAAACAACAACTGGTAACAGATACATCACCGTGCCTACTGGAACGAGGATTATTAGGTCTATCCAGATTACTGATTCAAGTACATCAGATCAAATATATTTAAAACAAGTGGACCATTCATTCATAGCAACATATGCCCCTGATCCAGATAATTCAGATGATTATGCAATACCTAAATATTATGCTCATTGGGATGCTGATACTTGGGTAGTTGCACCAACACCTGGAGCAGCGTATACGCTAACTATGGCTTATATAAAACACCCAACTACCATAACTACTAGTGATTCTACAACTACTGATATTTCTACATATGCACAAGATTTACTTTTGTACGCATGTCTGTCTGAGGCCTTTAAATACTTGAAAGGTCCAGAAAATATGTTACAAATGTATGAGGCAGCTTATCAAGAAGCTGTTCAAACGTTTGCGGCCGAACAACAAGGTCGAAGACGCCGGGACGAGTACAGAGATGGTGTACTTCGTTTACCCATACAAACACCAACACCGTAATTATAAGGAGAAAAAAATATGGCAAACGTTATACCTACATCATTTAAGTCAGAGCTTTTGTCTGGTACGCACAATTTTGCTTCAGGAGGTAACAGTTTTAAACTTGCACTTTATACAGATATTACTGGATTTAGTGCATCATCAACTGCTTACACTACTACTAACGAAGTTTCTGCTACAGGTACAAGTTATACTACTGCAGGGCAAGCTTTGGATAGTCAGGCCGTTGCAACAAGTGGTACGACAGCTTACGTAGATTTTGCGGATGAAACTTTTTCATCAGTAACATTATCTGCAACAGGTGCTTTGATTTATAACGATACTAATAGTGATAAAGCTTGCTTGGTTTTAGACTTTGGCGGCACAAAAACTGCAACGAACGGAGACTTTGTAGTCCAGTTCCCAGCAGCAAGTGCTACTGCAGCTATAATCAGAATTGCTTAAGGAGTTTATAATATGGCACTGGTCTTAAACGACAGAGTACGAGAAACTACAACTACAACAGGAACAGGCGCGGTTTCGCTTGGCGGAGCTGTATCTGGTTATGAAACTTTTGCAGCAGGTATTGGAAACAGTAATACCTGTTATTATGCAATTATTCACAGAACAGCTAATGAATGGGAAGTTGGTTATGGTACTTTAGATGGTGATAGTTCTGATTTAACTCGTACAACCCCTATATCAAGTTCTAATAGTGATAGTGCTGTTGATTTTGCATCTGGAACTAAAGATGTTTTTGTAACACTACCGGCAAGTAAAGCTGTTTATGAAGATAATGGTTCTGATGTTACTTTACCAGATGACCTTATATTAGATTCAGATTCAGCAGTTTTAAAATTTGGTGATGATCAAGATACTACTTTAACCCATACTGATGGGACAGGTCTTACATTAAATTCAACAAATAAATTAACTTTTGGTGATGTAGCAACATACATAAATCAATCATCCGATGGAGTAATGACAATTGCTGGAGAAGCAACAATTGATTTAAATGCTTCTACTGCTGTTTTAGTTAGTAATGATTTAAAATTAGATTCAGACAGTGCTGTTCTTTCTTTTGGAGGTGATAGTGATGTTTCATTAACTCACGTTGCAGACACAGCTCTTTTATTAAACAGCTCAAGACAACTACAGTTTGGTGATTCTGGCACATATATACATCAGTCAGCTGATGGTGTGTTAGATCTAGTATCTGACACAGAAATAGAGATTAATGCAACAACAATAGATATTAATGGTGCCGTAGAGATTTCAGGAGACTTAACGGTTTCTGGTGATGACATCACCATGGGCACAAATACTAGTGGTGCAGCATTAATTGCAGATGGTACTAATTTTAATCCAGTAGTTATATCTGGTGATATTGCAATAGCAACTGATGGTACAGCTTCTATTGGGTCAGGTGTTATTGTTAATGCAGATGTTAATGCAAGTGCAGCAATAGCTGATTCTAAACTAGCAACAATTTCTACAGCAGATAAAGTTTCTGGTGCAGCAATTCAAGTTGATGGGGCTACTGATGGTACTTCAATAACATTAGCTGACACAGATAAATTTTTAGTAGATGATGGTGGCACAACAAAATATGT